GCAGAATTTATCTCCTCTTGAGGAGACTTATCTTCTATATTAATACTATTACCTTGAGAGGGTTCTATCAAACTTCTTCCTATTCCAATTGTAGGATCCGCCGGAACAGTTACAACCGATAATTCGTGTACAGACCAGTTGGTTGCGCGCATTCCATCTTCCATTTCTTCCATGTCATTAATTTGATAACCAAAAGAAATACCGCGTAAAATACCATCTTTAACGTCTTCTAAGACTTCAGAAGCAAATTTATTGCGTGAGAAGCGAATTTTAGCGTATCCGCGCTTATCTTCTGGATCTATATAAGCACGTTCAACAACACCAATTGGTTTGTTCATATCGTGATTGAACAAAACAGCACCGCCATCATTTAATCGAGATAAATCTGCTGCACCCTCATCATGGCTTAACACTTCGTTACCAAAATATCGTTTTACAGCAAATTCAGAGCTAAATGGAAACTCAAATGTTCTAGATTTCACATTTTTGAAATCCGTAACTTCTTTACGCTCAAATTTATCTCCAGCATCAATCGCTCTAATATCGGCAATTTTTGTAAGTGCCGAAAATCGATGCCCTGCATATATATCAGTAGCATCACCATCTCTGTAAACCTGTATTAATGCAGCAGGGTCTTCTGGTGTGCCATTAATTACGAAAGAACTGCTAGGAACATCTATCTTTCCATCGCGTACAATTCTTGTAATTTTTCCCCTAGCTCGACCTCCACTAGCGTTCCAAGATACAAAGTCACCTGTTTTTAAAGCATCTGGCTCTGCTCTTTCTACCTTTTGAATTTCTTCAGTCATAGTTTTTTCATTGGTGGCTGGTTCAAATTTAATTGGATCAAATTCATTTTCTTCGAGCCAATCTAAAGCCTGAGATGATGAATACTGAGTCAGTCTAAATCGAATTGATTGTAGTTCTGCTCCCTCTTCATTATCCTTTATACCAAAAATATAGTCTATACCCTCGCCTCTTTCATCATTTGACCTTCTAAATGTATCAAATTGGTCAGAATTAACGATTGTTGCAGCGTGTTCATTTGGATATGGTCTTGCCATTTCAATAACTTCTGCTCTTTCTCTAGCTTTTTTTATTGCAGCGGCTTTTCCTCGACTCCAACTGAAGCCGCTGTCCCCTCCCCAAGCCGCCCAGGCCACTCTCCCTTTTGACGGATATCCCTTTTCTCCTTTTCTAAAACCCTCTGCTTTTTTATCAACTTCATGGCGGCTAAAAAAACTAAACATCCGGACTACAACATCTGCGGATAGTTCTCTACCACTAATTATTTGACTAGCCCTTACTGCTGCTACTTGCGTACCACCAGCCTTACCTTCCTCTTTCCACGCTTTGTATCTTTTTGCCTCTGTAACCATTCCTTGAGTTGGTTTGAGGTTGATCTCTGTGCCACTAACATTTGCCATAATTAACTAGACTTTTTACGTTTTCTAGATCTTGCTGGTTGTTCTGGTTGATTAGGAGATAGATCAAGTGACATTTGCCCCATCTCAACTTCTAAATCTAGATCTTTATCTAATGTTACACCGAGTGACTTGGCAACCTCTTGTTCTCTAGATATTTCAGAGACAATATCGTCATAATCACCGCCATTTGTCTGAGCTATCACTTGCGACTTAGTCATATAGCCAGCCTGTTCTGCCTCTCTATATGCCTTGATTTCTTTTAATGGATCAACGTAGTGTTGTGCTGGTGGAGTCCATCTTGGTTTGCAATATCGTTTTGAATTAGTGGCATAATCAGGAAAATCTATAACGCCAGATAATACGGCAAGATCTAACCATTCCTTAAATATTCGATAATGAAAATTATCAATTATGTACTTCTGACAAAACTTCCAATGTTCTCTATCTTCTAACAAACTAAGTCTTGAACTTGAATAGTTAGTCTCGCTAAAGTCTTTACTAATTGTTTCAAAACTGCATCCAATTCCGGTCGCAAAACGTCTAATTTTATTTTTTACAAACATCTCATATTGCTGACTTGGATAATCAATGTCAGGAACAGTAACAGATTCGTTAGGCATAAGATAACGAAATGTACCGGGTTCAAAAGATTGTATTCTTTGATGGTTTTCTACATCGTCACCTATTAACTCTCCTTGGTCGTTTTGTATGAAGCCCATTATGCTCGCTCCTGCCCTGGCGCGAATTACTGCTGCTTCTTCATAGCCTTGCAATTGATGCATATCAGCCATAACACTATGGAACCAAGGCACACCTCTGTTCTGGCCGGGTCGCTCTGGAAGGAAAAGATGAATTATGTCTTCTGCTGGTATAAATATGTGTAACTTCTGGTTATGAGAGTAATCTAGATAATATGCATCACCGGGGTGTTTTGTAAGTATTGCATATCTTATAGCGCGTCCCCATTCGTCAACTTCTACACCATTACGCCATTCATTATTTTTATTAAGTGTTTTGCCGTCATATTCCTCATCCAATAAATCACTTTCAATAATTTGTAAAGCAAGAGGTACTTGTGAATTACCAAATGGTTTTCTCACAATTCTAAATATTGCCTCTCCTGATTCGCATAATGCACCAGCGGCCAACCATTCAAATTGATGAAAACTATATTTGCCAGCACAATCACAACTATCAGCCTGTGTCCATTCTCCCCATGCTTCCTCAATAATATTATTTACTCTTTGATCTCTTTTGCCACCTCTTTGCTGTACAACAAGAGACTGAAACTTCATACCTGTACCAACAATATTTATTTGTGTTGTACGCTTTGCTTGCCTAGCATAAGGATTGTTTCTTACTAATTCTCTTGATCTATCTCTTAGCTTACGCAAACTATTCCGTATTTCGGCATCGGCGCTTAACTGACTACTCATCCAATCAGAAGTAAGCCTAGAAACTAAAGCACCCTGATATGCACGAAGATTTTTTAAAGGATTTGCATTTCTGCCAAAGCCTAAAACACGTTTTACCGCTGTGCTTATGTTTGATCTGATTCCCATTAGATTGCTCCGTTAAAACGTACAAATGTGGCTCTTGGATTACCAAGACCATTAGCGATCATGTCTGCTTGTTTCTCTCTGACAAGCTCTGCTTTATATCTGCTTTCAAGCATAAGTAACTCTTTTAACTCATATTTCTTAGCTGATCTTGTTCCAATTTTGTATTCCTGTACAACACCACCGTTAATTATGTTTCTTATAGCTGTTTGTATTGTCTCTAAATCTTTTTCAACTTGACTGCGCCCATCAAAATTTAAAGGTGTTCCAGTATATGCTAATCCTTTTAATACTTCAAACTGTCCTGTGTAAATTGTTTGTTTTTCGTTGCCAGACTTATTAGCAACAGCCTGATAGAACCAATCCCCTGCTGCAAATGTCTCTGTAACATTACTTGCAATAGTAAATTGAAAGCCATCGTTATATGCACTGCTGTTAACAGTTGCTCCTAGTGGCCCTAAATTTGTACGCAAATAGTAAATAACAGACCAATCTGGACTACTAATACTGTTGCCAAAGACATCTTGACTAGCTGGAATGCGCCATTGCACATAATCTCCGGCTCTTATTGTTGTTGGAAAAGTCACGTTTTAGTTACCAATTAGAGATAAAATTAGGCTTTTTAGCCGATTTAGTATGATTTAATCTTATCTTAGCCTCCTTAAGAGGCTTTTTCTCTTCAAATCTCTTAGCAAATTGGTCATATATGGTTTTTCTGTCATATTTTTGCAATAATCTTTGAAAACTAGCATATGCATAGACCATTTCATCAAGTGCTTCGTTAGCTTGGTTCTTTTTCTTGACCCAAACACGTTCTTGATAACCATTTTTGTGTTTTAATATCTGTCTTTCTGCTGTTAGCTCTTCAAAGTACGCCTGAGTTGTTGTTGGATAGAAATGTATGTATCCATGACCCACTTCTGCATCTTTAAGCTTGTTATGTAACGTAGTTTTAATAATATCTACACCTACTGGATACAAACCTAGCCCTCTCTTAAGAACTTTGCCTCGAAAGTTAATATCTACCCTAGAAATCTTTCCTAATGCTGGCTTGCCCTTAATACCAATACCTTTTATGCCTATAAGACCTAATTGCTCCCTTTCTCTTACATACTGATAAGTTTCTTGTGTGTAATGACCACCAGTATCGATAGCTGCTGTATCTATTTTTAATTCTTTACCATCTTCATTCTTGTATTTACTTTGCAAAACCTCATCAAGCTGCGCCCAAAGATCTGCTCTAGCTGGTGAGCCATATATAACTTTTCTATCAATAAGATACATTTCTTCATTACGACCAAAACCTATAACTGACATACTTAACCTGTCATCTTGTACGTCAATTCCTAACGTAAGTATTAAAACTTCTCTTGGTGGTATACCTTCCTTATATGTTTCTTCTGCTGCACGTTTTGATAATCCTTCTGCACTAGCTTTTGTATGATATTCATCCTCGTAAACTTCACCTAAAGTAACATTAATAAAAGTTTTCAATTGTTCTTGATCATCTTTACAAGCAAGATATTCTTCCATCAAATTTTGCCAAGTAGAATTTGGTGAATATGAATATGCAGCCCAAATATGAAAACCAGCGTGTTTGCCGTTATAAGGTGCAGTAGCTCGCCACTCACCACGTTCTACCATCCATCTTTTTTTTGAATGAGGAATATGATAATTACATTTTTCGCATTTATATATTGTTGTACTTGGATCATTCTCAAAACATTCAAAATTAGCCCATCTTAAATACTGCATATGATTGCATTTAGGATTAGGACATGGAACATAATAACGGCGTTGATCCGTCTGATTAAATAATTTTTCTATGCGACTGAAATCTTTGACTGTAGGAGTAGATCCAGCAACTATTTTTCTATTTGCAAAAAATTCTGTTCTTTTTATTCCAAGCTTAATTTGATCACCTTCAGTTCCGGCAGATGCTGGATATCCATCAGTCTCATCAAACAAAACTATACGTCTACTAACTCTTCTAAATCCTCTTGGTGAATTAGCACCAACAAGTGTAAGATTTCCGCCGGGAAATAGTTTCTGTAGAAGTGTATTTTGACCATCCTTTGCTTTTGCGTCACTTACTAATCCTTGCAAACATGGTGTATCTCTTAAAAAAGGAGCAACTTCTTCTTTTGAGTAACCAGTAGCATCCTCAATTGTTGGCTGTACAATCATTATTGGACATGGGTCATTATGTATGTGATAAGCAATAATGTGATTAAGAATTTTAGAATATCCAACTCTTGCAGATTTCATTACTGTTATCTGTTCAATATCAGGATTAGTAACTGCATCCATAATTCCTTTTTGATATGGCAACGTGCGCCATCTACCACCTTCCGCAGAACTTTCCACAGAAAGATATGCATATTGGTCAGCCCACTCACTAAGAGTTAATTTTTTTGGCGGTAAGAATGCTGCGTATGCTTTTTTTTCTAAATCAAGAATACTTGTCATGCAACAGATAATTCTTCTAAAGCTTCTCTAATAATGTCATCAATACAACTAACTGCGCTGTTATCTAAATCAGGCAATCTTTGCTGCGCCTTTGATGGAACGCCTAAAAGTTTATTTCTTGTATTAGTAATAATTTTTTGCCAAGTATTGTTTACTTCTTCCACTGGAACAAGACTTTTTTCTTTTTCTTGGCGTTCTAGCTCTAATAACTCAGCTTTTAAATGCTCTGTTCTAGCCTTACTTTCCCCATATTCTGGATATTCGGTTTCAGATTGTGAAGATTTATACGTTTTATGTTCAATTTTTTTAATTAATTTAGGTTCACTCTTTTTAGACCACTCATCTTTCATCGTATCTGAGTTAATAACAATCTTGCCTTGATTATCTTTGATAGCCGTTAGTCTGCCTTGTTTTATAGCCATATACACAGCTTGGATGGTAACTCCCATCTCTTCTGCTGCCTGTTTTCTGGTGATTAGTGCCATAGAACTGTAAATGTTTTTATTTACAATAGCGTAAATGTAAATATATGGTATAATACCGCATTTTTACTAGGGTTT